TAATCACGCTCATTATTGTTTTATCCAAGATCGACCTGCGCGTGGCTGTGCTGGAAGAAAAAATTAGAACGCTGTTTGAGCTTTGGAACAAAAGGGGCGACAAATGAAAAAGCTACTTTTACTTGCGTTGCCGCTGGTAGGCGTGTCTGCTGTTGTCGTGCTATACCTTGGTTTTAATCAGTGGGAAAAACCTACAAGCCCAGACTTGATGATTTGCAACGGTGAATACGCGCTGTGTGCTGCGTCAGGCTCCACGCCCACAGGCAGGTCAATAAAGGTCAAAGGTAAGGTGTTTCAAGAAGGCATGGCAGTTTGTCCAATCTTGAAGGGCAGAAGCGTAGCTAACGGCGCACTGATGAATAACTCTTGCGATGCTCCTGCGGGGAAAGTTTGGAGTCTGTTCAGCACCGTCACAGAAGCCCCACAAGCCCCAACATGGTCGGTAGCGCCTTTGATACATCGCACCTTTATTTTGAGCAAGACCGAGGGCATGAGCAATCAATGGTCGTTCCTTTGCGACAAGCAAGCCAAGCTCGTAAATGGGGCAGCCTTGGCATCATGCTATGGTCCAATTAACGAATCACCGGCAACCAACGGTCATGTGCAGATGGGTTCAAAAATTATTACCGACGCTCCATCTGGCGTATTGAATCCTGTGGGCGGTAACTTCTAGGAGTTTAATAATGTTCCCCCTCGGCGCAATCCTAGACATTGGCAGTAAGCTGGTCGATAAGTTTTTCCCCGATCCGGCACAGGCTGAACAGGCCAAGCTCAAGCTGCTGGAGATGCAACAGACCGGCGAGCTGGCGCAGCTCGCGGCGGCAACGGATCTGGCGAAATTGCAGATCCAGACCAATATGGAAGAAGCAAAATCAACCAACTGGTTTGTGGCTGGATGGAGGCCGTTTGTCGGCTGGATATGCGGCGCTGGTCTAGCGTATGTGGCAATCTTTGAACCAGTAGCGCGGTTTGTCTCAAAAGTGTTTTTTGGCTATGCTGGCGATTTTCCGGTTATTAACACCGATCTGACCATGCAGGTATTGATGGGAGTTCTTGGCCTTGGGGCAATGCGTTCGGTTGAAAAAGTCAAAGGTGGAGAGGGCAGCAGATGAAAGACAAGCTAACTTTTATTGTCACCACAATGGTCAGTTTCACGCTGTGCGTGGTCATCGGCGGCATGGTGTTTGCGCTGTGTTGGGGTTTGTTCGATAAAGACGTAAACAACGACGATATATTTGCGTTGCTCGGGCCAGCATTTCAGACGATTGTCGGCGGGTTTATCGGACTGCTGGCGGGTATAAAATTCTCAAATGCAAACGAGGGCGATGATGCTAAGTAATTGGCCTGCATCCCTTGCGCTAATATTAAAGTCCGAGGGAGGATTCGTAAATCACCCAAATGATCCCGGCGGCATGACCAATTTGGGCGTAACGCGCAATGTCTGGCGCGACTGGGTTAATCGAGATGTGGACGAGGCCGAGATGCGCTCTCTGACGCCCGAGCTGGTGACGCCGCTGTATAAAGCGCGGTATTGGGATGCCTGCAAATGTAGCGACCTGATTCGCGGTGTTGACTATGCCGTATTCGACGCTGCCGTGAACATGGGGCCAGGACGCGCAGCGCGGCTCCTGCAAGCGGCGCTAGGCGTAACCGCTGATGGCAGTATCGGCAGGGCTACAATCGCTGCTGCGACCGCTGCCGATCCCCTCGAGCTGCTCGAAGCCTTCAGCCTGGGTAAGGAAGCGTTTTACCAAAGCCTGCCGACTTTTGCGACGTTCGGCAAAGGCTGGCTGAATCGTGTGGCGCACGTTCAGGATGCGGCAGAGCAGATGATGGGTTAACAGCCAACTGTTAAGAAATTCTTAACCATTCCAACGCCGCTTGCGCGGCCCCTCTCAGTTTGTCGCTCATTCACCCTCCCATTTTTCAATTAACTCAAACTCCGGCACCGGATTCCGTTCCGCAACCGCTAAGGATTTCTTAACCGCTGGTTCCGCAAGCGCGGCTTTCAAACCGTCAACCGCTGCCTCCCATTCCCGTTTAGAACCGTCCGATAATTCTGCAGCTATCATGGCTTTATATGCCGCTTGCGCGGCCTCTCTCAGTTTGTCGTTCATCATTCCCCCTTTCTGATTGCTGCTGCCAGCGAGAACCCCTCGTCATTCCATGCGCCGGTGTATTGCTCAACGATCTTCGCGCACCGTTCACGTTCTTTTCCCACCGCCTCGGCAAGTTCGCGCTCAAGCTGTTCAATACGCAAACCCTGTTCTATGTATGTCGGTATGAGTCTGCTCATTTCTTCTCCCTTGCATCCATCTCTCGCAAATCATTAGCAGCATCGCTGACGCCATGCCAATCTTCCTGCCGCACCTTCATTAACAGGTATTGAATCAATATCTCGCGGTCGGTCATTTCATCACCTCAATACCGTAAATCAAAAGCAGCGCAAAGATAATCATCAGGCCGGTTACGCCAGCATCAAAGAATCCCTCACGGTAGCAATGCTTGCAATGCTGCGTATGGATCTGCCAGCCTTTTTCTTTGCCGTAAACATCCTTCCAATCGATCATTTAAATATCCTCCGATCTTTCACCGCCAAAAAAGACACGCTTTTGCGCTCAAAACAAGACTTGCACTTCCAGATCCTGCGCGTGCCTTTGGTAATTTTGACCAATTTGTAGCCCGCCTCGCGGCGGCAGGACTGGCAGACGGGGGCGATCATTTACGGGCTTTCTTGACGTTGTTAAGCCCGAGCACTTGTATCTCATACCTCCGCATCGTAGCGGCAACGTCGGTGCTGGCCGTGGGCGTAGGCACAAACTTGTTGCCAGCATCGACCACGTAAATGTTGCGCTCTCGCAGGTAGGCGATGGCGGCTTCGAGTTTTTCAGTCATGATTTCCTCTCATTCCATCTTTGGATTGCTACCTCAAGCGACTGGTCTAGGTCGGCGTGCGGGCCGATCATCTGGCATTCCTCGCAGCAGATGGCGATGACATTTGGTTTCACTTCGTCGACCAGGACATCGTTGTTGCCGCAAAACGGGCAGGGCAGGATGACGATCTGGCGTTTTTGGCGCTGCTCTCGGGCTGTTTCCCAGCGGTCGAGATCCTGCGAGAATTGGCGCTCAAGCTCATCAAAGGCGTTGCTGCTCATTTCGTCACCTTTTTGGCTTTTATTGGTTTGTCGGCTTTTTCCCACGGCAGATCGTCGACCAGATCCTTGAAATGGTCAACCGGCTGGGCTGGAGTAATGTCGCAATCAAACTCGGTTTTGATGGCAGTCAAGGCAAAGTCTCCCAGCAGGGATTTGTCGGCAAGGTTGGTTATATCCAAACTGGTATAAACCGGCTGAGCAAACTCGGTGCCGGTGATCTTGTTGCGGTAGGTCAGCAAGTTATTGCTGGTCGCATCCATCAATTCTGCAAATCTACCCAACAGCGTCGGTATGTGGCGGTGCTCACCACAGCCTGCGCGTTGCGCTGATACATCCATGTCAGGTTTGCCTTGTGCACACGACCAGCGGGCCTCTCCGTCAGTTTCAGGGGTGCTGTGGGCGCAGGTTCGGCAGCTCACGGCGGGCGCTTCCGTTTCGTAACATTGCGATTTAAAGCGGCAAAACTTGCAGGTAAAGTTTGTCGCATCATCGGCCAACGTCACCGCAGGCTCGGGGCTTGTGATGATGCGCTCGGCGCGTTGGATGGCCAGGTCAAATGCGTCTCTGTCAAACTCAATGCGCTCGGCGTGGATGTCGTCAGTATCCTTATTGACCATGATATACATCGCGCGTGTCAGGCCAGCCCAGCCCATGTATGATTGCATCTGCCACCAGTGCAGCGGCTTGGCCTCCTTTACGCCTTTTTTGACCATCGTTGCAAACGACTTGGCATTTGCGGTCTTGAACTCGAGCAAATGCGGCGTCTTGGGCGCTTCCGGCAATCCCAGCCCAACACCGTCAAGACTGCCTGCAAAATGGCCGCCAACGGCTTTATAACGCCACTGGTTGCCGTCCTGATCCTTATCCCACACTTCTACGCCGATCGCACGCAGGTCGGCGATCAGGCGCGGTTCCTGGTGGTTGCCGGTGTCAAATAACCTGAGCATCCGGCCGTCAAAGTCTGCCGGTTTTGCCCAGCGGAAAGACAGCCACAGATACCTGTCGCATTCGTGGCCGATCTCGCTGGCGCCGAGATGCGGGCGCCCCTGCCGGTCGGCGCTGGTTTCGTAATGTTTGAAAATGGCGGTTCTGGTGCTGTTCTGCGGTTCTGGTAATTCTGCCATGATTCCTCCGTAACGCCGGGGCGTTGCCGCCCCAGCTTGTGATTACTTCTTCGCCCAGGGTGTCGCTGCCGCGACTTTGCCAGTTGCAAAAGCGGCTGGTGCTGCCGGTTTAGCTTTCGGCGCCGGTGCGCCGGTGGCAGTGCTGTATCCCTTAATCCGGTTGGTCATCTGGCCCGACACGGGATTATTTTCTTGCACCACGTCAACGGTCAGCGGTTTGTTGTGCAATTCGTCGCTATCCTCCAATTCCATGACGCCAACGCAATGGCAGATGGCGCTGAGTTCACGTTGAGCAATACCGACCGCGGTTGCGTTGGGGTTGACCAGGTTAAGTCTCGTCCACAGTTTCCGGCCGCTGTGCTTAGTGTCGCCGATCACTTCCATTGTGAGCATCAGATACTCGCCGGTGCCTGCTTTTGTTTCCTTCATCTCCGAATCCGTGATGATCACTTCGTAGCGACCGGCGGGCAGGGCGTCAAACGACTGTTGCGG